TTACGGCGGATCAAGTAGTTCGACCAGTACAGCGACAGGATGCGGCCCAGCACGTAGCCCGATGGCACATCCGGGGTGTAGGTGTTCTCCAACGCCTGCACTGAGATGGGGTCGAGGTCTTGTTGCAGGAACTGGGTGTCCTTGCAGAAATCAATGCACGCGTTGCGGATGGCGTTGATGGCCTGCGGCTCCGAGCAGTTCGGCACGTACGGAAGCACGTGGGGCAGGAAGTCGTCGTAGCTAACTTCGGCCATTATTTATAGCTCCCGCCGTGTTGTGGGTTGGAAGGGATCAGCGCTTGGTTGGGGGTGGACTTGTCTTCCGACTGCTCCTTGCCCATCACTGATGCGCGGAACTTCTCATAGTACATTTGAGCCAGCGCTTTGTTCGCGCCGAACTCCGAGTCTTTATCCCACGCGCGAGAGAGCGCGTAGTTGGTCAGCGCCACCGCGTAGATGTCGTCGACCGTGATAGTGGTTGCAACATCCGCCGGCAGGGCGCCGTACACCAGCTCGACGTACCCTTGCGCTGCCGCGGGCTGCGGTGGGTGCACGTAGAAGCGGGAGGGATCATCCTTGTTGTACATGAAGTGTTTGACCGTTGCGCTCGCGTACTTGACCGCGTGCCAGTCGGGCACCATGTTATCGAGCGCTTCACGGGAGATGGTCTTTACCGCTTTACCGGGCGTTGCGCCGTCGGTGCCGAGGTTGCGGGTGACATCCAGCAGGTACACCCCATCTGATGGGAGCGACTGTTTCGTGCCGGCGACCAGTGCTGTTGCCACGCTGCGCACGTACGCGTTTGGTTTGATCGCAACGATTTCTCGCTGGCCCTCATTGAGCCACGATGTGATTTCTAGTGCAGTCCAGCGTACGTTACCAGTGTCGTGCAGGAGGTTGCCGACGTTGGTGAGTATCGAGGCGACGGTTGTAGTAGCCATTTTCTCCCCAGCAGTAGTCCGATCCTACCAGATATTTACATTGCAGTAAATAGGAAAAGCCCCCGAAGGGGCTTTTTCTTTGGTGCCGTTAGGCCGACAGAAACACCGCCCAGTCCGTCGCGTTGATGGCGACGCACAGTGCCGCTTTGCCCACGGGAATGGACAGGGAAGCGTTGGCCGCCAACCCGTTGATCTTGCCGCCGGTAGCGGGGAACAGGAGGACAGCGTTGGTTGCGCCTGCGTGGGTGACCACGCGGGTGTCTTGTGGGCCGGTTGGCACCGGGAGGCGGACGCCACCGTTAGCTGCTGCGGTGTCGACACGGGTGTACTCGGTGTCGACGCCGATTGCTGTGGAGTTGGCCTGTGAGGTGGTGCCTGCGGAGGTGACGCCGGTGACGGTGACCGGTGCGGCGGTTGCCGAACCCGCCCACGCGCCGAGGGCTACACGTTTCTTGGTAGTTGCTACGATCATGGCGAGGTCTCTTTCTGAGATTCCCCCTCCCTTGTGGGGAGGGGTTCACTCTAGTTGTTAGCCGGCGACTTGCATGTAAGCCAGTGCTTCCGGCTTGACGCACTTGCGGCCGTAGACCATCAGCCCGCGAACCAAGGTGCCGAAATCGTTCGGGTTGGGGATGTTCTCAACCTTGTTGATTTGCGACGCGAAGGTCAGGGCCGAGCGGTGACCGGCGATAACGGCGTGGCGCTTCAGCGCGCTACCGACAACCTCACCTTGGTAGCCGAGTCCAGCGGCTGCGGTTGGCAGCAGGTTGGAAACGTACACGTCGAAGCGGTCGATCTTGCCGATCTTGCCGCTACGCAGCGCCGAGGTGCTGTCGCCCATGAACTGGGCTTGAGCCAGATTCGAGTTCATCAGGACTTGACGCTCGAACGGGGTCATGACCAGCCAGCGGTCAGTCTCCGGCACGTTTTGCTCGTCCAGCACGGAGGCCAGAGCGGTGAACTGCGACAGGATGTTGGCTGCGGTCAGGGTAACCGGGGCGAGTGCGGTGCCCAAGTTGTAGCCTGCCGAGATCACACCGGCGGTGGCACCGTAGTTCGAGGCGTGTGCCGACTCGAAGGTAGCCTTGAACGCTTCGCGGTCAACCGAGATTTTCAGTTGGTTCGAGGCGTCGCCCGTGAACGTGTCCATCAGGTTCGGCTTGGATTGGTACTCCAGCACATCAGCGACGTTCACACCGAAATACAGTGCTTGGTCGATGTTCAGTTCGATGGTGTTCGGCACCGGCACTTGGTAAGACAGGGTCTGACCGATAGTGTAGGTGTTGATGGTGATCGACGGGATGTTGTTGATGATGACTTTGTCACCCATCGACTTGATCTCGCCTTCCCAGTTGGTGTTCGACACGTCACCGAAGGTGGTGGCCGCGTAGAACTTCACGTTCAGCTTGTTCGACCAGACGGCCGGGATGAACGAGCCCGAATAAGCAGGGGTCGTATTGAACGGTACTTGTACCGGGGTCGTTGCCGCGGCGGTTACAGTAGACATTTTTGGCTAGCCTTTTTGTTATTGTTATTAAGCGCCGAGCATGGCGATGTAGACGCCGGAAGCAGTGGCGAAGAAGATCGCCGTCTTGCCGGGTGCGACCGAGAAGGACGCGCCTGCCGAACCGCCGTTGATAGTGCCAGCGGAGGTCGGGGGGAACACCAGCGCAGCGGCACCGGTGGAGCCGACAGAGTTGTGAACAACGACAGCGTTACCGAAACCGCCCGGTTGCGCAGGCAGCAGCACGGCGGTAGCGCCGGTGTTTGCGGTGACGAGATTCATACCGCCAGTCAGGGCGGTAGCGCCGGCCAGGGCAGTGCCCGCGCCGGTGATGAGGTCGTACCCACCATTGACGGTCAACATTTGGCTAGAGTTTGCCATTTTTATTTTTCTCCGTTGTGCCGCAAGGGGCGGCGTTTTTTGTTGCCGCCCCTATGGTGTTACTGGGATACCCTGTTCTCCATGAGGGCGGCGCTTAGTTCGGCTTCGATTTTTTGTGCGGCTTCATACTTGCCCTCTTTCTCCAGTCGAATCTGTTTCATGGACTCGGCCGCATACTCGGCGCTCGTATAGGTACGCTTCCCTGCTGGTGGCGTCTGCGTGTTCGTGCGCGACTTGGGTGGCGCCACGTGGCGCTCCAACTCTGCGCGGGGGTTAGCCGCAGGCGGGGGGGCAAACTTCGGATGCTTAGCCTTGAACGCCTCGAAGATTTCTGCGACTTGCGTCACGTCCTGTCGGTTCGCTGCGCGCTTGAGGGCATCATCCCACGTCATTTCAGTGCCGGTCACTCGGGTGCCCAGCCACTCTTGGCATTCCTCAGTTGCTTGCAGCGATTCCCAGTCGGGGACTTTGGCTGCGAGTTGCGTGAGGAAGCTGTTAAATGCAGACTGTTGCTGTTGGTTGGCTACATCGCCGACCGCTTCACCAGTCTTAGATAACTGTCCTTTTAGGGCGACAATCTCGTCTTTGTAGGCTTTCTCTTTCTTGCCGAACTCTTCTCGCGCTACGCGCCGAGCCAAGTCTACGAGGTCTGCACCGAAGGCTTCTCGATCTTTTTCTGTTACCAGCTCGTCATCCGCGGACGGAGTGGGGGCTGGGGGTGCTGCTTTCAGCTCCTCAATCTGCTTGGTCAGGTTCTTAACGGCCTGTTGCAGTTGCGGGACGTGCTGGTTGTACATGCCCTGAAGCGTCTTGAACTTATGCTCCCACTTGGGATCGTCAACTGGCTTCGGGGGTGCGGGGTCGGGCGGAGGGGTATCAATGACCGGTGCCGGTGTGTCGAGCGGCGGGTCAGCGGGCGGTGTTTCAACCGGTGCTGGGGCGGGTGCGGGGGGAGCGATGCTCTTATCGAATGCGTCCGCGGCTGCGGCTTGAGCTTGCACTTGCGCTGGCAATGCCATTGTCGTACCTCTCTGCCAACCCTACGGGTTTTGGCTGTTATTTCAGTTTTTGGGCTACTACGTCTGCTCTTTCGAGCATATCTATTACACCCCTGATGGCCTTTGCGTGGCCCTGAAAGCCTGAGACTTTCTCTGCCGTGCAGTCCACCAAGTTGTTTTTGACGGTATCTAGCTCTTGTTTCAGGAACGCGATGAGTGCTTTACCGTGTCCCTGACTGGCTAGTGTCGCCATTGAATCCACTTGCTGCTTGTCGCGTAGTTGCGTGAAGAGCATTAAGCACCTTTAGTTATGGTATTTATAGCAAGTAATCACTAACTTGTCAAGGCCCGGCGGCTACGGGGCCGAGGTTGGCAGCAACAGGGGCGCCGTTGACCAGCTGCTGCCCGTTACCCGGTGCGGCTGGTGGGCTTCCGCCTTGGGCTCCGGCTTGCGCCTGCTGCATCGCCTCGAACGCCTGCTTCATGAGCATGAGTTTGTCCGGGCTCGGCACCACGTCGTCCGGATTCAAGTCCAGACCCTTGGCCGCTTCGCGCAGCACGTGGGCCAAGCCTTGCTGGCCGACGATCTGGGACAGGAGCGGGTTGGCTGCCACGATATTGAGGAACTCGCCGCGGCGGGCCTGTGCTTGTTCTTTAGCTGCCACGCTGTTGGCGCCACGGGCGATGATGCGCACGTCGCCTTTGAGTTCGTTGTCGTCGCTGTACTTCATGTTGTAGAAGAACAGCCGCTCAAGCATCGGCGTGAAGACGTTGGTGTCGATGTTGTTAAGCACCTGCTTCATCGACTTGCCGGCGTTGTTTATCATCATCGACATGCCGGACGCGGTGCGGCCTGCGCCACCGGCGGTGCCGTCACCCGTCATGTAGCGCGGGATCGAGCAGTACTCGTCGGCGAGGATGGAGAACTTGTCGTAGATACCCATCAGCTCCGCGGCGTTGCTGGTCGGCTGGAAGAAGTCGACCGGCTTCTCGTTGGAACCCATCGGGTCGGACGTGACCGGCCAGATTTTCCACGGGTATATCTGCTCGATGTCGTCACCGGTGGGAATGCGGTCGGTGTTGACGTAGACCTGTGGGCCGGAGGCGATGCCCATGTTGTTAGCCAGCGCGCGGGCGGAGGCGTTGCACATATCCTGACAATCGCGCACGAGGTCGGTCGGTGCGTTGCCCCAGAAGGCGCCCGGCACGTTCTCGTAGCTGGCTTTGTAGTATGGCTTGCGGCCGAGCGGGTCGTAGTTGACCACAGCCTTGATGATATGGCTTCCGATCAGCCACGCTTCGATGTGGTACTGCTTGACCGGGTCGGGTACTTCTTTCTCATCCATGCCCCAGTCGAGCAGGAGTTGACCCGACACCGTGCCCCAGTATTGGAGCGCGTCGATAGTCTTCTCCGTGTTCTGCGCCACGGCTGTGGTGCTGCGCCCCTCGGCTTGCGCCTTCTCGGAGTCCACGATGAGCCATTCATTCAGGCCGCCCGTGCCGTAGTCGTCAATGACGTTACGGATTTCTCCGTCGTCGTACCCCTCGACGCCCATGAGCGCTTCGAGGTCGGTCTGGCGCATCTTGTGCCGCTCGATGAGGTAGCCGTCGTCGATGCCCTCAGACGAGGCCGACGGGTAGATCATGAACGGGTCGACCCGCTCCCACTCGATGAGCAATTCGTCTTTGATTTCGAGCTGGTAGCCGCTAGCACCGGCTTCGTTCCACCGCATGGTGGGTTTGCGCCGGATGACCGGGCCTTTGATGAATGCTGCTGGGAAAGTGACCAAGTCGTCGATGAACTGATCCAGCGCGCGAGGGAACCCGCCCTCCGCCAGCTGATCTTCCATCTTATCTTCCATCTGGCTGGCCTTGAACTTGGCCGCTTCCTTGGCGGAGTTGATATACTCGGCCCGGACTTCCGTCAGAATCTGGCGCATCTCCCACGAGTGCGGTTGGCGCATGGTCGCGGTCATGAACATCTCGACTTC